AAAAAGCGTTTTCCCGCCCGTTTACCCTCTAGAATACAAGAAAGACGCGGCGGGCTTGCATCGCGGGGGCAGTCAGTAACACATTCACTACCTTTCGATTCAAAGGCTATACGCCCTACACTCTCCGAATTGGTCACCAAGGGGAAGGGGTTTGCATGCGGGAGCGGCGGAATACTTTGTATTCCGTGACACGTCACCTTAACCCGTAAACCGTGTAACAGACTTGCCCTGGTAATGACAGACTGGAGAGCCGGAAACGATCTTGCAGTCGGTCATGGGTATGGTGACATAGACCTGGCTATTGTTTGATTGGGCAATGTAACGCACTTGACCATCATTGATGGTACCCATAAGGCGCAGGGTTTGAGACGGTGGAAAAGCTGCAGAGGTACCAGCCGGGTAATGTACCGGAATTGGGCGGTCAATTTTTTTAAGGTTTGTATCCATAGCCGTGACCGTTTTGCGGTATTCGTGCAGTTCGGTATAAACCACACTAGCCCAGATGACACCCACCACGGCCAAAGCCAAAGCCAGAAACAGGACAATAACCGCCCAATGAATGCCTTTCTTTGGGGGCGGCTGCATATGAATGATTATGTTCTGTATATCCTTGCCCGTGGGCAGGTCGTTACTGTCACGAATAATGACGGGTTCAATACGATCTGATGGCATAGCGGTCCCCTACTCTACTTTCCTCTGTAGATAGGCCACTTTCAGGAAAATCACAAGTCCAGGCAGTCATCCACTCATCCAAGCGTTTTGATAGCAAGTATTGCGACAGGATTTGATGACGCAATGCCGAATACGGGATCAAAGAGTTTGTCAGGTGGCGTACAACACTGATCCATGCTTCTGTTGTGTTCTTTACTCGATACACAGGCAGATCAATAGCAAAGGCCCCTACCCCGTCGCTACATAGTACCGGATAACCGCAGGCACCCAGTTCAAGAATGCGGAGGGCTGACTTTGCATGGTTGTATCTGGACACTTCGAGCGGAGCCACGGCCAAGTCGAGGGCGAGGCTGGCCAGCTTTGCGGGGTACTGGTCAATGGGTACAGCGGGATGATATTCGACAAAGTGTTTGCGGATAGATTCTGGGACAGGGCCCAACATCACCCAATCTATTTCATGACAGGTTGCGAATATGACGGGGGCAATGATTTTGAGGTCGCCCAGGTGACCAGAGGAACCCGCCCAACCGACGCGGGGCTTTTCATGTGTTACTGCGTAACTTGGCAAATTGGCCCAGGGGTCATCCGGTAGGCTATTGTGACAAGTCACCGATTCAGGGGCGAAATGACCATATTCATTTTTGAGGAAGTCGGTTGATGTCACCAGGCGATCACATAAAGCGGTCGCTTTTTTAAAACGCTCGATGGCGTCATTGTGAAAACCTTTCCGGAATCGGTTAGTTGCGGGTATCTCGCTGATAAGGTCGTCAATATCCATTACAAAACGGGCATGAGGTAATACGTTACGGTAACGCTTTATGGCGGCGATCTGGTCATGTTCAAGAACGCGCTGGAAGACCACCACTTCGGGGCGCAGGCTGGCGAGGGTTTCATTATCTAGGAAATAATCGGTAGATATGCCTTCAATCCTACCGTCACGGATCAGGGCCTTGAGCGGATCCGTTACGCGATAACGGCCACAGGCGTAATCGTCGGCAGGGTGTGCGAGTACGAAAGGTTTTGAGGTCATTGGTTAATCTCCCATATCTTGAAAATCACTATTGGTTTCTTGGTTGAGTGAGGCGCAATCGTTACGCAGTAACTCGCTGGCGTTATCGGCTTGAATACTGGCGCGTTGGGTCCAGGTGAAGTGATGGACTGGATGGTAGGCACATCCGGAAAGGAGGATCAGGATCACGGCCAGGGGCGGCGTTTTCATTAGTAATACCTCCGGTAGCCAAACAGGCGGCGCCAGATGCCGCGAAGTAGTGCGATGGCCAGAACCAGCACGACGATGCAGATAAATACATCCAGGGCTGACAGGTGGCGGGCTACTTTCCAAACTTCCATATAGATCAGGCCGCGTATCAGTGCGGAAACTATCAGATGCAGTATCCAGTGAAAGCTCATAAATCACCTTTAATAATCAAGTGTTACTTGTTTATAAATCGCTGCGCTGCTGGCCAATGAAATAGAAATTTTGCAAGCAAAATTCCCATTTAATCGGCGTATATTTAGGGCAATACATTTTGAACCTGAGCAGCAGCGGAATGCATAGATGAAGTTAAGTTATGTTTTCGCTTTTTATGAACACGGCCATGGGTAGGATCTACAGAAACATACCCACCCGCAAAGCGGCAGACTTCGAGGCCATCCAATGTTTCGCATTTGTTCGCATAGACCGTGACATAGTGCTGATCTCTGGATTGAAGGACATATTCAGTAGGTCCTCCAGCAGCAGAAACTTTGCCAACGATCCGGAACTTTTCACTTATTAGGGGTAGGCTGTTCAACTGAGCACGTTTGAGCTTGACGCTGGCAAAGTTGAACTGTTGCAGGGGGTGCGTTGACTGAAAAACCATAGGAGCAGGCGCAGCAGCTTGAACATCACGGGGGGTAATGATGGCATGGCCAGAGGCGCGGCCAGGTTCAAAAGTATGCGTATCAGCGGCGAACATGCCGGAAACATGATCATAGGCAAACCAGCCCAGGGGAGGGAGGGCAAGGAGTAAAGCAAGGGTAGCCCAGACACGAAAAGGAATCTTGCGTTTGACAGTGTGGACTTCGGCAGACTTGTAAAAGGGGAAAATCTTCTTAGGGAGCTTGCGGCGGGCTTTGGTGGCTTCCTTCTTTTCATGGTAGCCATTGGGATCATCGCAACAATGTTGCCAGAAAAACATGGTGGTGGAGTTGAGACCAAAGGTGCGTTTGGAATGGTAATGTTGGCCAACCAAGCGGCGGACGTGTTTATCCAAAAGCATAGGGTCTTGCGTGATGAAAACCAAATCAATGCCAAGGTGGCGGTGAGTCTCAAGGGCGGCGACATAATCAGGAACAGGGGCACCAGGGGGACGGGAGCGAAAGATACGCTGACATTCATCAATAATGACAACAGAACCAGGAGGGCAATCCATCCAACGGGTAGGATCGTCAAGAATGGTGACGGGAAGTTGAGCAAGACCAAGGTCAGAGAAAGGTACACCAGAGGCAAAGACCTGAATAGGTTCTTTAGAGCCATCAACATCACGAAAGGATTCAGCAGAACCAAGGGGAGGACGGGCAATATAATCATGGATAGCAAAAAGGGTTTTGCCAGCACCAGGCAAACCAGTACGAAGAGTAATCATGAGGAAGTCCTAACAGGGAAAACACGCTTAGAAATAGCAAGGGAAGCCTTAATAGAAACAGCAGAAAGCAGAGTTTTAATGCCAATATAGACACCGAACATATGGAAAAGAACATTGAGAGAGGAAGCAGTATTACCCATATCGTTAATAGCAGTAGTCAAGTTGGAATCAAGAGCAGAAAAACCCGTGTAAGAAACCAAACCGACACCAACAGAAATTAACATCTGGGGAAGAATATTTTTAAGTAACCAAGTACCAAAGGTAGTGAGAAGTAAAAGAAGAAAAGCAGGCATAAAGCACCTATTTAACAATCAATAAAAGGGAGGCCAAAGAAAAAACACCGATGACGATAGGACGTACATCACCAGCAAGGTTACAAGCGTAAGTAAAAGGAATAGAAAAAGAAGTATTCATAAGAGAAAAAGTAATAGGAGAAGGACAGATTTGAGAAGAAGTTTCATTAATAGAACCAATAGTACCAAGAGCAGTAGAAACAACAGAGGAAGAAGCCAAAGTAGGCATAGAGACAGAAGCAGGATAAGTAGAGGAAGAAGTGGGTGCAGTAGCAGAACCGGTAGAAGAAGTAGCAGAAGTGCCGGAGGAAGTGGGAGAAGTACCAGAGCCAGAAGCTGAACCTTGAGCAATACAGGTTAAACCAGAACCATTAGAACCGGAAATAGAGGAAGAACCAGGGGGACAGACGGTCTGGCCCTGAGAGTTAGTAACAGGGGGAACGGTGTGAAAAGAAGAAGAACCACCGGAACCACCATCAATAGGAACAGAACCAGAGGAACCGGAGGAAACAGCGGGAGGAATAGTAGTGGTATAACAAGAAAGAGAACCAGAAGAAGAAGAAATAGAATCAGAACCAGAAGGACATGAAACAGAACCATTGGAATCAACAGGAGCAACAGGTGAAAGAGTAGGAGCAGTAGAGGAACCACCATTACAAGCAGAAACAGTAGAAGAACCAGAAGCAGGAATAGCATCACCGGAAGAATTAATACAAGTACAACCAGAATTATCACCGAAAGAATAACCAGAAGGGCAAGAGGTACCAGTATTAGAGATAACAGCGGAAGAAGTAGGAGCAGTAGAAGGAAAACATGCTTGACCATTAGTCAAAGAACCGCCATTTTGAAGATTACCACCGACATCAACGGAAACGGATTCTGTATCGCAATCATCAGAAGGATCGCAATAAGTACCAGGAAGAACACCATTAGAATTAGGGGTAGAACCTGAGCCAATAGAACCAACAGCAACACCAGAAGGGACAGAGCATGACTGAGTACAAGGAACATCATCACCAACGCTAGAATAATCGCAGGAACCAGAAGATAAAACTCGGCCACAAAGATAGGAATCACATTGAGTAACACCAGGAAGGCCAATAGATGAAAAATAAGAGCCACAAAGAGATTGAGCATCAGGGTAACAAATGCCGTTAATGGAAACACCAGAAAGAGCAAAAGAAAGGGGAGAAAAGAAAAGGAGTAAGAGCAGCGGAAGGGCGCAGCGCGAGCGCCCGCGCCCTTCCCCGCTAGCTTTTGTCAGTTTGTGGGCGAGGTTAAGCGAGTAAATACGCAAAACACGCAGTAACGACGATAAGCAGGAAAAACCAGAGCATTGTTTAGTCCTCATTGTTAGGCGACCAGGCGCGATTGTTTAGGGGCCATACCATCGCCATATTGTATAGCCCATTCTTTGTGATTTTCAGCAAGAGCAGCTAAACGCATTTTTGAAACGCGGGCGGCGTGATAGGCAATTTTGAGCTTTTCCGAATAAGACACGTTGCTTTCAAAAAAGCCTTTGAGGGATTTATCGGGAAAAGCTAGAGAATAAGCAGATTCAACAGCTGCATAATCTCTTTCACGTTGAGAAGAAACACGATAACCGCGATCAGCTTCAAAATAAGTGCCAGCTTCGCCAGTTTTTTTGAAACCGGATAGGTTAGAAAGAACAAGGTCCAATTCTTCAACATTAGCACCACAAATATTATCCTGGGAGGCGTCAGCAGGATCAGACCAAGGGCCACCTTCGCGGGCAACTTTGGGGTCTTTGGAGCGACGGGAGAATTTAACAGGAAAGGCAGATTTACGCCTTTTCGCTTTGTCTCTAATGCGTTGTTTGGCTGTTTCAGAAAGACCCACGTCAAAGCCAAAAAGGCGGGCTAAAAACCAGAAGCCAACAATAGCAGCAACAAGCGCAAAAATTGCAACAGCAATGACAGGCAAAGCTGATTGAACCAAATTGTCAAATTCATTTTGTAGGAAAGCTGTTGCAGAGGCAAAGGGATTGACCATTAGATGAACCTCTAAAAAAGAGGGAGGGGAATTAAAGCCCCTCCCGGGGCGAGTGGACTTACACCAAAAGACTCAGAATCCACTTAAAGCCATAGATAGCCGCAGCCAGGGCCATCAGGGCAGTAGCCACAATCGCCACGTCAGGAACAATATCCGTGGTTATGTAGCTGGCGGCAGAACTGGCACCGATACCCGCGCCAGAGGCGAAGGCAGTCGAGGCCAATACCAAGGATCCCACACCGCCATAGACGGCAACGCGAGAGGGAGTAGCCAGACTGGCAATTTTCGCAAGGGCGCGATTACGCAGGCTTGGCTGTTCTTCATCAACTACGAGGGCTTGTTCACTCATGGGAATATCTCCTGTAAGAGAGTGAGCACCAGGGGACCGCCTGGCCGGATTATGGGGGTGACTCATCGCCTACCCCGCATAAAGTTAATGATCCACTTAGCCCCAGCCGTAGCGGCAAGTAATGCCATAATGGCGGGGGCAAGAATCAGAAAATCTGTTTCAGTGAAAGAAAAGGGGACCACATACGGCGTCCAAGCAGGCGAAGAACAGGCGGCGACTATTTCGGAGCCTGTAGCTTGGCCTGTCAGGACATTTTGTCCGGAGGCTGATCCAGCGGTTGCGTCAGGGACTACGTAATAGAAAGACGCGGGGCTGGAACAGGTCAGGACGTAAACGCCTGTTGATGTTGTGGGGGCCGTTGCCGAAGTGGTCACAGATATGCCTTAACTGGCTATAGCCTGGGGTTTATTGCCAGTGGCTCGGAAATTAATCACACGAAGCTGTAAGGACTGATACTTGTCAGAAAAGAACGCAAGATCTGCATCGTACCAACCAGGGGCCAAAACATCTGACCGATTGTTGTGCTGAATTTTGAACACAACAGGAGGAACGTTATCACCCGCGTCAATGACAGCAAGTTGGGTGTGAAACGAGTAGGGTTTACCAGCAGAGGACGTACCAGAACGGTTGCCCGACACTTCGTCATAAGGATAAACTTGCATATGAACAACAGGATTTTTAGCCATAACACTCTCCATAAATAAACAAAAAACTACGCAACCTGTTTGTATTCGGTGACAGGGGAACCGAGAACTACTGCTTTACGACGTAAGGGGGTTATTTGGCCGGTAGTGATATCCGTCCAGGAAAGGCCAGCGGAGCGAAGAAAACTAACATGACGACGCCAAGTACGGCCGGGCATAGATTCCCTAACAACGGATTCGCCCACTTGACGTATCAACAAGAAAGTACGAAAGGCAGCGCGTGCCTGAGCCTCAGAGGGGGCAACTTGGGTTAGTGCAGGAAATATATCGCTCATATCAAATACCTCGGCATCGCCAACTAAAACATTCCAATAATCATCGTAAAATTTGCCAAATTCAGGTTCAGTAGTAGAATCCCACTTAATTTCGTTGCGTAAGATGAAGCCGCGACCTATGCGGAGTTCAAGACGTAAAAGGGTGTTTGCGTAGGCCACAAATTGGGGGGTGAGCAAACCAGATTTCAGGCCCAACTTCATTACAGGGTCAGTGCCCTTGATGTAAGCCGTACCGGAGAGCCATTGCGCGTTTCCCCAACGTAAAACCTCATCAGTAGGAGAGGTTTGACGACGACGAGGAGCATTAGAAAGGCGAAGCGCACCCAGGGCAGCACGAGCATTTTCAGGACTACCCATGTCAAAGTTGGCAGTCACATCAATGCGAGACATGGACCAATCGTTAGAATCGCCAAGTACATTGGCACCAATAGCGTCAGATGCGGCATTCAAGTGGGCAATGCCAGCATCGAGCGCAGAACGAATACCAAATACGTTGTGTTTAAAGCCAGCAGAATATGAGGGAGATCCAGAAACCTCGATCATGGACTCAGTAACATGGATGCCACATAACTCACCAGCAGCATGATCGGTACGCTTGCGACGAGTAGCCGAGAAAGCCGGAGAAAGACCAGGATTGTAAACATCGGTACGGCCCTGATTCAGCATCGACCACCGCTTGATGGAGCGAACCGTAGCACCGGAAAAAGACGACAAGGCGCGACGAAGTGTCATGGAATCGATAAGGCTGTAATGGGCTTCGGTCATATCAAAAAGCCCTATCATTAGCAGGCAGAAGATCGTGCAAAAAGGATGATTCGTGGCCATCATGGCCAAAAGTAACGGTAAGACTATTACCGTTACTGGGCCCCTTCGGGGCCAATGAGGTGGAAGCCTGGGAATCTCTCAAAACAGGCTGACCATCGACGGTGAATCCAGCGAGGTCGTCCACGATGGTGTGGGTAAACTTGGGACCGGATACGGTATTACCGTCGCGGTTGATTTCCAAGTGCCAGGTGAAGCCAGAAAACTCAGCTTCATCAGCAGTGGAAGTGTGACCAGAGACCAGGGCAAGGGAACAAGCCTTGATCCAGCTCTTGATGATTTGTGAAGCAAGGCGGGATTGAATAGCGTCCATAGGAGCAAACAAGCCATAAGGGGCACCAAATCCAGCCAACGCGAAATAGCGTAAAGCATCAAAGTCTGGACCAAAAAGGTCACAAATTACAATTTGCGGAAAATCAGCATCATAAGGGAGGTCATCACGAGAGGAAGCAGATTTTTTTGCCTTATCGAAGATTCTAAAAGCGCCACCAGGACCATCATCAGCATATTTAAAAGCACATTCATGCTTATAACGTTCATAGGCGGCATCTATTGCAAAAGCATCAGAGGATTTCATAAGCGATCACCTTCATCATAAGGACCACTCTTAAAAAAAGGACAAGAGAAGTAAGGCAAAACATCAACAAGCTCTTCGCCTTGAGAGATCAATGGGTTATCACAAAAAAGGTCAGGATAGTGACCCAAAGAAGCGCTTACATAAAAACAGTCAGCGCATCTTCGAGGGCCAGAAGGGTGGTTGAGAACTAAAGAGGAGTCACACATCTGAGCCCCCCGACTTGTTATAAATACGGTTACCTATAAACGTGACAAGCAACGAAAGGGCATCAATCAGGCCGTGAAAGGCATCATAGGCAAACAAGGCCAGAAAGCAGCCACCGAAGGAGTACC